TCCTAATGAACCTGTTGTAATAAAATTTGTAACAATTGGACTTGTACCAGAACTTCCTGAACTTCCTGATGAACCTGAACTTCCATTAGTTCCACTTTGACCATTTGTTCCCGAACTTCCTGATGAACCTGAACTTCCATTTGAACCACTTTGACCTGAGGTACCTGAGGTACCTGATGTTCCTGAACCACCACTTCCATAAGGAACACCATTAACAAATAAAGAACCTGAAATAAAAACATCAGGAGCTTGTATATTAATATTTGTTCCAATACCTTCACCTAACAAACTAATTGAACCTGTATAGGAATTAATATTTATTGGTCCTCCCCAGTTATCAATTTGAAATTCACCACCATCAACAATTTCCCAAGTAAAACTTCCTGTTCCATCTTCACCACCAATTTTATTAATATGGGCCATATAACCATTATTATTAATAAAATGGAATGAACCTGTATAATTAGTTTGTGTTTGATTATTTGGACCAGCTCCCATCATTGTAAATGTTCCACCAATAGGACTATCAGATGTAGATGAAAATACAATATTGTTTAATAATTGTAATGTTCCACCTGAAGGTGCTTGAAGTGCTGTATCTTGTGCTTCATTAGCAAGAGTTAAAATTTGATTACCATCCAACCAAACAGAACCAGAACTTACGTATAAGTGTCTAAATGGTTTACTTGATGACCCTAAATCATAGGTATTACCTGCAGAAGGAATTATAGGACCACTAATCCCTATTTGTGTAGTTGATAAGGATAATGGACTATTTGTTCCAAATCCGTCAGTAACAGGTTGTAAAACACTGTTTAATGATGCCCCATTTGTATTTCCAACATTCAATACTGATTGATATGATGAACTGATATATTGGGTACTTAAATTACTCATAATTTATTTTTTATATTTCGTTATATTTTTTATTAACATTTTCCCACATTTCTTTAACTTCTTCCCATGTCAAATTATTAACAAAAGAAGTCATAGGTAACACACATCTATTCTCATCAAACTTTTGAGTGAATGAAACCGATAAAGCCCACCCACCTAATTGAGTTTCATACCATTCTAAAAATGGCTCCAAACTTGCTCCCCATTGTGCTTCCCAATCAGATAAATATAGTTTAGCAAAAAAGTCTTTAGCTATTTCCATTGTATCATTAAGAACATCTTCCCTATTTGATAAATCTTCTTCCAACTTATCACATATAATTATTTTAAAAGATATGTTTGTACTTCCTCGTCTAAGAGATACTGTATCCAATAAAACATAAAATCTTATATATTTAGGTTCAGATTTGGTAATAATATCATTAGTAAGTTGTTGTATTTCACCCCAACCAAAAGAAGATATTTGTTCGTGTAATGTAGAAAACTCTTCAAACTTATCAATAATTAATCTTAAACTTTTAAATTCTTGATATTCAGGAAATTGGAAATTAGCAAGAACAGGGGTATCACATCTATTATAATCAAATGGCATTACTAAATTAACATTTAAAGTAAATCCACCTACCGTTGTTTCATATTTTTCAGTAAAAGGAACTATTTCAGGATTCTCATCAGGTACAATATACCAACTGAAATTACCATTTTGAGCTGTATAAGACTGATATAAAACGGTCCAAACATCATAAACTATATTCAAAGTATCTGACATTACATCTTTTAAATTAGATAAGTCAGGTTCAACTTTATCCATAATAATAATGGAAAACTTGTAACTAATCTGATTTTGTTTAAGAACTCCCTGACCTGGTACAACGTACATTCTTACATATTCAGGTTCCACCTTTGTTTCAAGGTCATTGGTAACCTGTTTAACATCCCCAAAACCAAAAGAACGTATTTGTTCATGATGATAAGCTATTTGGGATAAATCTGTTAAAATTTGTTTGTAATTGTACATCTTATAAATAAATATAAAAAAAATCAAAACATCTTTTTAAAATCCGTTTTGAGCTTTTTTCTGTAATCTTATTTGTTCTTTATCGTAATCTATCAAAAAGGATAGTTGATTCAAGACTTCCGTAATGTTTTTTTTGTAGATGAAGTCGTGTTTTGTAATATCATTGTCAGTAACTCGGTTGACGACAACGAACCAACCGTACGCTTTTTGGAAAGCATTAGATATATCCACTTTCTCATCTTCCATAATAGCTTTATCTTCATCTTCCATGACATCGTCTGGATTGAAGATGCTTGGGTATAAAGAGAAAATCTCTTTGCGAACTTGATAAAAAAAAACTGAGCCGATAATAATATCTTTACATCCATCTTCTTTTTAAACAATTCAGCTCGTTTAACCATTGTTTTAACATCATATTCCTCAATAATGAAGTTATGTTCACTAATCTCGTGTTCAATTGGTCTATACATTACTGCTGCTAATATGTGTAATAAATCTAATAATTCATTCAAAGGTTTGGTCGAAATGGTATCAATATCAACAAATTCAGCAAAAGTTAAATCTTTCCAATTGGGAAAGAAACCATAATTTACTCCATCAATTTCGAACCTATCTATTAATGGGATATTCCTTTCACTCGGTATTAAAGATAAAATGTAGGTTGAAAGATAATTAATCTTTTCGTAATCACATTTCAATACATCTTCTAATGGTGCACCAGTTATAATATTTAATAACTTAGCAGCAAAGTATTGGTCAGTAAATAAATCTTTTACCTTATATATCTTAGCATAATCTTCAATGGATATGAAATCTTTTAATTCATATTCCGTTTCCTCTATTGTAAATTTAACCATAATTCGTAAATTGTAGAGCATATTTCCCTGTGCTCTTAGCACTTCTCAAAACGAAATGACAATACATAGCAAGGCAGTCACTCAAATCTGGCGATACCCCTAATGTACGTTTCATTTCATCTTTGCTTTGAATTGCTATTTTATTATCTCTATCCAAATCTTTCAATTTAACTGCAAGTAATTCTTGAGTTAATTGTTCGAATATGACAGGGTCTAATATATTAATTGATATTTTTCCTTCTTTTATTAATTCAGATAATTTAACATAACATTGCGTCTTAAGATTGGCAAAGTTTTGTTTAAATAATGGGGTACTATTGTTAACAAAGTTTACAGCTTTAATAGCATCTGCAACTCCGCCTCCCACGCCATCACTATCAATTACCACAGAACTTCTATCAATTCCGTGTTTTTCCATTAATTCTTTTATATTTTCAATTACTTGTTGGGTATCTAATTTTTTATAAACGTGACATTCAATTAATACTGAACCAACAAATACCATAACAACAGTTCTATCTGAACCAAAACGAGCAATGTCTGCACTTAAATATTTACGATTACTTTCATTTGGAGCCATTAAGAATTGTGTATTATTAATTTCGTCCCATGAAAATAAATTATCACTTTCATCTAAATAGTTCCAATCTCCATCCAAAAGACGACGACGTTGTTGAATTGGTAATGTTGTTAACATTTCCAAATATGAAGTAGGTAAGTGAGGATTGTCTGTTGGAAGTGCTGCAACAAATTTAACATCATCAGGTAAAGTTCCATTTAAAGATTTGTTATAAAACTCTTTCTTCAACCAGTTCTGACCTGGGTTTGCTGTGAGTAATATCTTTCCAACAATTCCAAATTCATTTAGTTTATATCTTAAACGTGATTTAACAATTTGATAAGCTGTTGATGATATTGAAGAAGCTTCCTCCAATACAGCAATAGATAATTCCATACCCGCTAAACTTCCATCAAAGTTCGGGTCACTCGGCTTCTGTTCTAAATCTTTTAATAGTATTTCACTCTTATTAAAAAATGTAACAATATTACTTTGTGCGTTATAATTGTAATGATTATCAGGTTTAAGTCCCATCATCTTAAAAACTTCAAATAAAGTATTGAGTGATGTTTGTTTTAATACAGATAAAACTGTACGACCTAATAGTGCTCTGATACCATCGTATTGTAAACACATAGTAGTTAACCATACAGCACCTAACATACTCTTGCCTCCACCTGCCGATCCACCATATAATACAGTAGTCGTGGTTTTATCCATTAGATATTCCCATGCGGTAGATTGTTTTGGAGTTAAGTTAATTTCTGCCATTATTCTCTTGCGTTACTCAAATTTATTTTTATATCTAATTTTTCACCATTAGAAGTAATATCAATCTTTCTTTGGTCTAATCCTAATATACGAGAAATATCCCATAATGTCTCCCTTTCTACTCTTTTATTTCCATCCTGTCTTGCTCTAATTAAAAGGTCCTGATATCTTCCTAATTGTTCAGATACAATTTCTTCAGTCTTCTGTTCAAATCTTTCTTTTAATATTAATTTACATTTACTCCAAACTCTTTGTGCTGTACGTTCAGATACTCCATACATTTTGGAATAGGTTTTCATAAACTCGTGATTATTAAGTTTATGATATAATATCAATTCCATAGCTTCATTCAATCTGGTTTGATATTCTTGAACTGTAGATTTTCTACCATTCTTTAATGGTATCTCAAAAGGTTCAGGAACACTTTCGATATCAAAATTTCGTATTTCTTCGTTCTTAGATTCTTCCGTTTCTTCGTAAGGTACAATTTCGTTATCCATAAAATATTATTTTA